AAACTTATTAATTTTAGAACAAGCAATTGGTGGATTCCAATCAGTTGCTATTACTACAGGTGCAACTTTAACATTTTCTAATGGTGCACTTTCAAATGGAAAAAACAACGTATTAAAATTAGTTGGAACAATTGGAGGAGCGGTTAACGTAGTTGTCCCTGATTCAGTTGAAAAAACTTATATCATCGATAACGCTACAACAGGTGCACACACTGTAACTGTTAAAACTTCGTCTGGTTCAGGTGTTACTTGGACAGCAGCGGACAAAGGAACTAAAGTAGTTTATTCAGATGGAACGAACGTTGTTGACACAGCACTAACAGAATTATCATCTGACTTCTCACCACAACTTTCTGCAGATTTAGATTGTAATGGTCAAGACATTATTATGGATAGTTCAAACTCTATTCAAGATGATTCAAACAATGAATACATCAAGATGGCAAAAACTGGATCAGCAGTTAATGAATTTACAGTTACTAACGCAGCGACAGGTAATGCACCTAATTTATCTGCGACTGGTGACGATACAAACATAGATTTAAATTTAACACCTAAAGGTTATGGAAGAGCAACTTTCAATGGCCAAGGTAAAATTCAAAGCGTTGCAGAAAAAGTTACAACAGAAGCTACATCTGCTACGGGAACAATTAACTACGACGTTCTTACACAAGCAGTTTGGAACTTTACTTCAGATGCAGGAGCTAACTGGACATTAAATATTAGAGGAGATGGATCAAACACTCTTGACAATATAATGGACACAGGTGAGTCAATAACTATTGCACACATTGTAAAAAATGGTTCATCAGCTTATTACAATTCAGCAGTTCAAATTGATGGATCAGGTGTTACTCCAGAATGGCAAGGTGGATCAGCACCATCTGCAGGTAATGCAAGTTCCTTAGATGTTTATACGTATACTGTTATTAAAACTGGATCAGCTACATTTACTGTGTTAGCTGCTCAAACACAGTTTGCGTAATAATTTAGGAGGAGAAAGATTATGCCACTTATAGGAACATTTGGAGCAGGAGCAGCTAGAGGATTTGGCCAAGGCGGAGGCAGTAGTCCATTTATATGCGCTACTGGCGGTACTACTTCAACTGATGGCGATTACACAATTCACACTTTTACTTCACCAGGAACTTTTTGTGTTTCTAAATTAGCGGTTGCCCCTGCTGATAATAACGTTGACTACTTAGTTGTAGCTGGCGGAGGCGGATCAGCAGCTAGCCGTGGTGGAGGCGGCGGAGCCGGAGGATATAGAGAATCTGCTGGAACAGCTACAGGTTGTTACACTGCAAGTCCTCTTGGATCAGGAGTCGCTGCAATAGCAATTGCATGTACAGGAGGAATCGCTGTAACTGTTGGTGGTGGAGGCGTAGGCTTTCAACCAGGACCTAGACAAGGTGGAGATGGATCTAATTCAACTTTTTCATCTATCACTTCCACAGGTGGTGGAGGTGGTGGCGGAGGTGGTCCCCCTCCAAGTTCCCCAGGCCGAAACGGAGGATCCGGTGGAGGCGGTGGCGGAGAGCAACAAACTGGTGGGGGTTCAGGAAACTCACCTCCAGTATCACCCCCTCAAGGAAATAGCGGTGGCCCAGGTTCAGGACCTAACGGAACTGTAGGAGGTGGCGGAGGAGCCACTCAATCCGGTTCTAGTAATGGTAATACTTTTGGCACTGCAGGTTGCGGTGGAGATGGAGCAGGAACTCAAATTAATCCAGCTGCTGGAACATCAGGATCAAGCGGCCCTTTAAGATATTTTGCTGGCGGTGGAGCTAGTAATGGAAATGCATCACCTCTTCCAGGTGGAGAAGGTGGCGGTGGAAAAAGCCCAGATAACCCTAATGATGCTGGTAAAGTAAACACAGGCGGTGGCGGAGCTGGTGGTTGTGCTGGTGGTTCTGGAGTTGTAATTATAAGGTATAAATCAGCGTAATATGGCACACTTTGCAAAAATATCTGAAAACAATGAAGTATTACAAGTATTAACTTGTGATAATTCAGTAGCAACTACTGAAGAAAAAGGTCAAGAGTGGTTAGAAACACATAATAGTTGGCCCGCACATCTTTGGATTCAAACTTCATACAATACACAAAACAATCAACATAAAAATGGTGGAACACCATTTAGAGGAAATTATGCAGGTATTGGTCATACTTGGGATTCTACAAATGAAATTTTTTGGCCACCTCAACCATATGCTTCATGGGTTAAAGATATTCCATCTGCATCTTGGAAATCACCAGTAGGCGATAAACCAGCATTAACAGAAGAACAAATTTCACAAAACACAGCTAGAACTCATACTTGGGGTTATAACTGGAATGAAGAAACTCAAGCTTGGGATTTGATGGATAGTGGTCCTGTTTCTGTTTAAGAAACTTTAGCATCCTTGTATTTTATTTAAAATAATATAAAATAATATTCCGTTATGGAAAAGAAAGTATTGACAGAACAAGCAATGTATTATGGTGATGTAACTATGCCAAAAGGATTTGAAATCAATCCTTTAAACCTTATTAACAATTTTTTTAACAGTCTATACCAAAACAAAAAATTTATATATTGTAAAGATTTTGATAAATTAAATACTTACATAAAAGATTTTATTTTATTAAAACATGATATCAGATTAGTTAATAAAGATTCTTGGACTAATGCATACACACCGAACGAACAATCAGAACCTTTATTACATATCGATCCAGTAGATTTAAAAAATTCTGCAGATTTTGTATTACTGTATGGAATTAATACTGTTGATTGTGATATTACAATTTTTTATGATGATAACAGACGTAAAGGAAGAAGTTGGAATATAAAACTTACAGATAATAAATTTATAATGTTTCCTTCTACAAATCTTTATTGCATAAAAAACAATCAAAAAAATTCTTTAAATTTTGTAAAAACAATTACTTATGAATTTATCTAATTATTATTGGTCTTTTAAATCAGCAGTTCCTGCTAAAATATGTGATGACATAATAAATTTTGGTTTATCTCAAAATGAAGAAATAGCTAACATAGGTAATTTTAATAATAAAAAATTAACTCAAGATAATTTAAAAACTTTAAAAAGAACAAGAAATTCAAATATTGCTTGGTTAGATGAACCCTGGATATATAAAGAAGTGCAACCTTACATACATCAAGCAAATAAAAATGCCGGTTGGAATTTTAGTTGGGATTGGTCTGAATCATGTCAGTTTACAAAATATAAATTAAATCAATATTATGATTGGCACTGTGATAGTTGGGAAGCACCTTATAATAAACCAGGAAGACCTGAACATCAAAAAATTAGAAAACTTTCTATGACTCTTCAATTAACAGATGGATCTGAATATGAGGGTGGTGAACTAGAATTTGACTTTAGAAATTATAATCCTAATATGAGAGATGAATTAAAACATTTAAGGAAAGCAAAAGAAATATTGCCAAAAGGTTCTATTATTGTATTTCCTTCATTTGTATGGCATAGAGTAAAACCAGTAACGAAAGGAGTAAGATATTCATTGGTTATGTGGAACGTTGGATATCCTTTTATATAATATGGAAAAAACAGAACATTTTAAAACACCTATTTGGATAGATTATAAACCAGAATTTGTTAAGTCTTTAATAAAAGCAAGTAATAAATATATTAAAGATGCTAAACAAAAAGATAACGAATATATAAAAAAATTTGGAGATTTTGGTACAAGTTATCATTCCACACCTCTTACAAGAGATAATGATTTTTTAGATTTAAGAAATTATATTGGTGAAAAGTGTTGGGAGTTTTTAGATGCACAAGGATTTAATACAAGTTTATATCAAACTTTTTTTACTGAAATGTGGGTACAAGAATTTGCTAAAAAAGGTGGTGGTCATCATTCAGCTCACATACATTGGAATCAACATGTATCAGGTTTTTACTTTTTAAAATGTTCAGATAAAACTTCTTATCCAATATTTCATGAACCAAGAACTGGTGCAAGAGCTACTAAATTAAAAATGAAAGATAATGCTATATGGGGTGGTAGTGAATTGATACACTTTAAACCTAAACCAGGTTCTTTAGTTATTTTTCCTGGATACTTGGAGCATGAGTTTGCTGTAGATCATGGTAAAGAACCATTTAGATTTATACATTTCAACCTTCAAGCTATACAAAAAGAGATGGCTAGAAATGAAATTTAAAAAAAATAAATATGCAATTATTAAAAAAGCTATTGATAAAGATTTAGCTACTTTTCTTTTTAATTATTTTTTAATGAAGAGACAAGTATTTGATACTTGTGCTCAAGCTAGATATATTTCACCGTTTGAAACTTTATTAGGTGGCTATGAAAAAGGACTTGATGCACAAATACCAGATACCTATGCTCATTATTCCGATATAGCTATGGAAACTTTAATGTTAAAATGTCAACCTATAATGGAAAAGACAACAGGGTTAAAGTTATATCCAGCCTACACCTATGCAAGAATATATAAAAAAGGAGATGAACTAAAAAGACACAAAGATAGATTTAGCTGTGAAATCTCTACGACCATGAATTTAGGTGGTGATGATTGGCCAATCTATTTAGAACCTTCTGGTAAAGAAAATATGAAAGGTGTTGAAGTTAATTTAACACCTGGAGATATGTTAGTTTATAGAGGATGCGAATTAGAACATTGGAGAGAAAAGTTTAAAGGTAAAGAATGTGCTCAAGTTTTTTTACATTACAACAATCAAAAAACACCTGGTGCTAGAAAAAATATGTTTGATAAACGCAAACATTTAGGATTACCAAGTTGGTTTGTAGCAAAATGAAATTTGATTATTATCTATACAAAAAATATTTAAACTTAAAAAATATTAAAGCAATTTCTAAAGCAGCTAAAAAATATGCTAATCCTAATCTTAAAGACAATAAAGCTAAAAATGCAATAAAGACGTCTAGGGTTAAGATAGTAGAATATCGTTACATTAAAAAACATTTAGAAGCATTAGTAGACATAATTGATCAATCTAATAAACGATATTTTGGATTTACTTTATATTCAATAAATGACTGTCATGGTCTTAACTTAAATGAATATCTTCCAAACGATTCTGTTGGTTATGATTGGCATTTAGATGGAGACAAAAACCATGCTGATGATGTTAAACTAACTACATTAGTAAACTTATCAACAGAAAAATATACGGGTGGCCAATTTAAAATATTTAGTTGTGAGGATATAGATTTTTCGGAACCAGGAGATGTTTTAATATTTAAATCTTTTATGCCTCATAAAGTTGAAAAAATTATATCCGGTAAAAGAACCACATTAACTCTTTGGATGGAAGGTCCTTGTTTTAAATAATGATAGAATTTTTAACCAATATTAAAAAAGCTACATTACAACAAAGAAAAAAAGAACTTTGGGATGTAGAAGGAATATTAAAAAATAGATTAAATCAAAAATTAAAGTTCGATCTTAGACCTATTAAAGACAATGCTAAGATTGGTAACTTTAAAACTAAAGCTGATAAAATAGTATTTAATTTTAAAGATCAATACATTATTATAGATGTAGAAGAACTACACGATTATATAAAACAAAATAAATTAAAAGATATACAATTAGAAGAGTTAATATCTAAATTAGATTGGAATATAATTTTACCGAAAGAAAAATAATGTTAAGAAAGATACATGTGTTTGATGATATTATTGATAACAATCATCAAGAAAATCTTAAAAAGATTATGTTAGGTAAAAATTTTCCATGGTTTTTTTCTAATGATGTTAGCTACGAAAATAATAAAGAACAATCTAGACCTGGATTTAAACACTATTTCGTAATAGACAAAAAAATAAATAGCAGTTTACATGAATATATATTACCCATAATTAATAATTCTTTAAAAAAAGCAAAGTTTAAATATAAAAATATTTTACAAGGAAGATCTTTTTTTCAATTACCTTTAAACGTAAAAGATATAAATAAAGTTGACACTCCCCATATTGATTTAGATCAACCTCATGTAGTGGTTTTATACTATGTTATAGATAATGAAGCACATACTATTATATATAAAGATAAGAAATTATTTAAAAAAATAAAACCTAAACAAGGACGAGTAGTTGTATTTAATGGCCACTATTGGCACACAGCAGAACAACCAAAACAAAACAAAAGATGTGTAATAAACTATAACGTTATTTAATTATGATTTACCCTACAATAATAATGGATGATTTTTTTACTGAACCAGAAAAGATTAAAAATTTTTCTTCTAAGTTAAAGTATTTTAAAGATAAAGATGGTAAGTGGCCCGGTAAAAGATCTGTTCCTGTACATGAAATTGATTATAATTTTTTTAATTATTTTCATTTAAAAATATTAAGTATTTTATATCCAAATGATTATAGAAAAATATCTTATACAGCTAACGCTTGCTTTCAAAAAATTTCTGGAAACCGACATCAAAATCCTGGATGGGTACATGAAGACATTGGTTCAGAAATTACAGCTATAGTTTATTTAAGCCATCACAAAAATTGTGGCACTTCTCTTTGGAAGAAAAAGAATTTTTTTGATTCAGATTCAACTGCTTTTGAAAAACATAGTTTTAATAAAAAAGAATCTTATAATGAAGAAGAAAAAAATTTAGTTAATAAACATAATAGTAACTTTCAGAAAATATTAAACGTTGATTCTATTTATAATAGAATAGTTCTTTTTGATTCTAATCAACATCATTCAGCTGAAAATTTTTTAGATCAAGACATAAAAGAAGATAGACTAACATTAATAACATTTATAAATAAAGTTGTTTTAAACGATGAGACAATGCACTATCCGATAACAGAATGTAGAAGGATGGATAAATGAATGTGTTAGCTATTCATGCATCTCATGATGGGTGTGTCACCTATGTAAATAATAATAAAATCGTATTTCATACACAAATAGATAGATACAATAGATTTAAACATTGTTCTTTCCCAGTTAAAAAATTAATAGAAGAAATAGAAAAATTACCTATAGACAAAGTTTTATTAACCTGTGTTGATGGTAACTCCTCTGTATATTTATGGAACGATATTTTAAAGAATGAAAGCAAATGTAAAGATTTAAATTTTATATATTATGAAGATGCTTATCATCATTTGCTTCACGCATATTGTGCTTTGACTTGGAATAAAAAAATAAAAAACATTTTAGTATGTGATGGAAGAGGAACTAAATATAAAGATATATTTGAATCAGAAAGTTTATATTCTTTTAATAAACATCTAATAACTGAAAATAATATGATCGGTGAACGGTATGAGGCTTTTAGTAAAGAACATTTTAATAATGAATTAGAGTGTGGAAAAACTATGGCGTGGAGTTTATATGATGAAAGACCAGCTAAGATACAGGAAAATTTTGAAAAGGACATGACTAATCTTATTAATAAATGGAATATAAAAGAAAGTTTATTTTTTACAGGAGGTTGTGCACAAAATGTTTTATACAACTCTAAACTATTACCTAAGTTTAACAAATTGTTTTGTGATCCCTTTAATGGTGACTTTGGTTTAAGTTTGGGTGCAGCTAATTTTTATTTAAAAAACAAAATAAAAAATGATCAAATATATTTAGGTATACCTCAAGATTTAAATTTAGATATTTTTTTAAAACATAAAATTATGAGTGTAACTCCTCACGAAGTTGCTGAAGTTTTACTAGAAGAACCTGTTGCAATCTTTCAGTCTAGAAGTGAGCAAGGTCAAAGAGGCCTAGGAAATAGATCGTTGTTAATGAGTCCTATACATAAAAAAGCTCACGATAAGATAAATGCAATTAAAAAAAGAGAGTGGTTCAGACCTTTTGCTTGTTCTGTTTTGAAAGAAAAAGCTAAAGAGTGGTTTGAAATGCCAATTGAAGAATCACCTTACATGATGTATGTGTTTAAAATAAAAAAACAGGGTGTCTTACAAACAGGGCTATCTAAGAATAATGACTCTAGAATACAGACTGTAAGCAGGAAAAATAATTTGCATTACTATAATTTAATTAAAGCATTCTATAAAGTAACCAATGTTCCTATATTAATAAACACTAGTCTAAATTTACCTGGAGAAGTCTTGGTAGAAACTATGTTGGACTTAAAAGAATTATTTGATAATAGTAAATTAAATTATATTTATTTCCCTGAAATAGGAAAAATGATCAAAAAATAAGACTAC